ATTCACGTTCAATGTAGATTAGCTTCACTGATTGAATTGATTAACATTAATACAAGTAATTCTTATGTAATGACACCAGGTCAATATATTGAAGTCCAAATGCTGAATCACGCAAGCGGTAATGGATGTCTTCCAGATGTGCCCGTAACACAAGTTAATAGATTTACAATGTTAGAAGATTGTGATACTTTATATACTAGAGTTCGATTAAGTTGGTTAAATGAATTGGGCGGTCGTGATTACATGAACTTTACTGCATTCATGGAAAAGGACACAACGACTACAAATGACAACTACTATCAAGAGGCAATGAATTGGAGTTCGTTAAAGCCAGTTACTGAAAACGTGACGAATCCAAATTTTAATCTACAAACGAAAGGCGGAGAAGTAATATACAATAAACAAGCCATGACTTCATGGACATTGAATACAGATTGGTTAACACAAGATGAAGTTAACTTATTAGAAGGATTGCAAAAGAGCTCGAATGTAATTGCTTATTTTAATGATAGCGCTTATAACGTAGCTGTACCTTATAGCGTGAGAATAGGTCAAACAAGTTACAAAACAAAGAATATAAAACAAGTTAAGTTAGTACAAGGTGAATTTGAAATATTCTTAAACCAAACGCAAAAGATTAATTAATGAAATTATATGTAAATAGTACAACGGGGTATATATTGTTAGACTTAATGGAAAACAATCCGATTAAGTTGACAATGGCGGTCGCTGACATAATGGATCCGACTGCAAGCCCATCGACATATTCACAAACATTCAGAGTACCAAACACGGCAAACAATAATTTGTTTTTTAAAAGTGCATTTAACATCAATGCACAAACTTTTGATGCTACGAAAAAAATCGATGCTTACATTGAGGATAGCAACGTGACTATTTCAGTAGGTAATATCCGATTGACTAACATATTCACAAATAACAAAGATAAGAACGTAGAATACGAGGTTACTTTTTTTGGTGAGGTGTCTGACTTCGCTGCTAAAATAGGCGGTGGCTTTATGAATAGTTTAAGCCTATCTCAATACAATCATGAGAAAAGCTATGTAAATATTGTAAATAGCTGGAATGGTAATTTGTTTGGTGGCGATGTGATATATCCTTTGATTGAGTGGGGATATGATTATTTGAACGGCGAACCCGTACAAAATACATTGTCTTATCATGATAATACACATTCAAAAAAAGGATTTACAGCTAATAACCATCCTTTATCAATCGACCAATTTAAGCCCGTAATTCGTGCGAAGGTTTTACTTGATGCCATCTTTAATGAGAGTGGGTATACTTACGAAAGTGATTATTTAAGTGGTTCGGATTTCATGAATCAATATGTAATTACCGAGCAAACAGATAGCGCAACGGCATCGCATGAAAGCGATATACAACTAGATGTAAGAAATAATTCATTACAAAATGTACAACCAAATACTGAAGTTCAATTATTATTTACAAATGAAATTGTAGATTCATTAAGTTCATTTGATACAATTACAAATTATTTTACAGTACCATCTACATTACCTGCATTTACTTTTTATGAATTTAATTTAAAAGGACTTGTATTTTCTGATGTATTTGGGCCAATTGTAATGACAAATGTAACTATAAAAGCTATTGATGTTGCTACATTAACTACTTTAGCTACATATTCAATATCACCTTTAGTTACTAATATTAATATAAATGCAAATCTTGTTTTGCCATCAACAGTTATTGCAGGACAACAAATAAAATTTACAATTGAAATCAATACAGTTAATTCACTTGCAGGAATTTCTTTAAGTATATTAACACAAATAACAGGAAGTGGTGGTTTAGTAATCTTAAACAATTTCTTACCAAACAACGTTAAAAATATAGATTTCTTAAAGGCTATTATTGAGAGATACAACCTTGTTTTAGAGCCATCAAAAAGCAAAGAAAAACATTTTATTATTACTCCGTGGGTAGATTGGGTAGAACAAGGAGCGCAAAGAGATTGGACTGATTATGTTGACGGCAATGTCGACATCGTATCAAGTCCTTTATTCACATCGCAACCAAGGTCAAACACTTGGAGAGACGATGAAGATAGTGACTATGTAAATTACAATTTTCAAACAGCTACCAAAACAACTTACGGACAACTTGACTTAGATAGTAATATCGAAGTTATTACAGGAAACGAAGTAACGCAGTCATTATTTGCGCCCACTCCATTGTTACCAATTGGGAATAGTTCATCTCAAACAGATGCAACGCCGAACCAAAAGTTAGCAGCGAAATTTTTAATCCCACACATTGCTAAAGATACAACCACGGAACGTACTCCGATAACTCCAAAATTGAGGTTAGTATATTACAACGGCATGATAAATGCACCTTTAGAATGGCATGTAAAAAACGATGCAAATACTACAATACATTGGAATGAATATCCGTTAGTAAGTCAATATAGTATTTTTAATAGTACAAATTTCAATGATTTAGCATGGCGTAACGCAGCGCCTTTATGGGATATTACTCCAAGTGTATCAAATCCGCCAGCGAGAACAACGAGCGACTTATGGAATAACTTTTGGCGCAAATGGTACGAATTTACCTATGATAAATATGGGCGTATTGTTGAAATGGACATTGTTTTAGATTACAAAAAAGTTTGGGATTTAAAATTCAATGATAAAATCTTCATTAAGGATGCGTGGTATATGGTTAACAAAATAACCGATTATCAAGTAGGCAAACCTACGGCTTGCAAAGTAGAATTAATCCGTGTAGGTGAATCTATTTCGATCGTTCCAAGACAATTAATTGAAGGTCAATTAATGTGTTACATAGCAAATCCTGAAACAATTTGTGACGTTTATTGTTGCTTTGAAAATGGGGGGGCAAATGTGCTATATTATGAAAGCAATGGGCAAATATTTTTAGACCCAAACGGCAATTTCCCAGCTCCAAGTGGTGTTTATTCTTACGGCGCTTCAAATACTTTTAGTGTAATAAACGGAATCATTACAACGTATTATAATACAAGTGGTTGTGTATGTATTCCAGACGTAATAAGATACTATCAACCATGTCGTGGCAATAGCGTTTATGAAGCTGGATGTTGTCAATTCCCTTTACAACCATTTTACGCTTATTCAAATACTGTTTATCAAGCAACTCAAGCGTGGAGTGATGCAGCATTAACAATACCAGTTGCAGATGGTTGGTACGCTAATACGGGCGAATTATTTGTAGCACAATTTATTAACGGAATAAACGTACAAGTAGCGACTAGAATTACTTGCATACCTTAAAAAAAATTAAACTAAAGAAATACTATGGCAAACGGAATAGAAATACCTATTATTTTTCCAACGAATACAGACCCAATAGATAATGCAAATGAAAGTGTAAAGAGTCTAAAAACCCAATTAAAAGAAGCGCAAGCGAACGTTGCTGAATTAAGTGAAAAGTTCGGAGCAACATCAAAAGAAGCAGTTGAAGCGGCTAAAAGTGCAGCAAGTTTAAAGGATAGAATCGGTGATGCGAAATCCTTAACAGATGCGTTTAATCCCGACGCTAAATTCAAATCCTTAATGGGTTCATTGACTGGGGTTGCGGGTGGCTTTAGTGCGGTTACGGGTGCAATGGGTATTCTAGGCGGTAAAAGTAAAGACGTAGAACAAGCGATTGCAAAAGTGAATCAAGCTATGGCTTTGGCTAGTGGTGTTCAAGCATTGGGTGAAAGTATTGATAGCTTCAAACAATTAGGAGCGGTTATTAGAAGTACAACTATATTTCAAAGAGTAGCAACGGCGGCTCAATGGTTATGGAATGCGGCAATGAGTGCGAATCCGATTGGTGCGGTTGTGGTAGCTATTACGGCATTGATAACGGCTGGTTACTTATTAATAAAAATGTTTCAAAGTTCAAATCAAACTTTGGAAGTATCGAAAGAAGCCACTGAAAAAAATACAAAAGCAGTTGAAGAACAAACAAAGAGATTAGAAGAAAGTAGAAAGAAAAAAGAAGAATTACAAGATTACGAATTGCGTTTAATGAAAGCGCAAGGTAAGTCAAGTGAAGCCATTGCAAAGCGTGCCATCGTTATTGCAAAAGAGAATGAAGCCGAAGCGTGGAAAAATTACCACTTGAAAAAGAATACGTTGGAGATGTACAAAAATACCATCGCAACGCATGACGCAACGCAAGCTGAATTGGATAGAAAACTTGCATTAGAGGGAGCGTTTACCTCTCAAAGAGCTATCTATTTACAAGATAAAAAAGAAAATGAAGTAAGATTAAAAAATGCTAAAGAAAATCTAAATGGTGCTATAATTGCTTACAACGCATCGGTTAAAGATGTTAACGATGCGCAAGCAAAGACTTTAAAAACACAACAAGAATTAGTAATATTAAAAGCGCAACAACAAACGGATGCAAACAAAGCTGCAGTAGATAAAGAGAAAGAGCATGACCAAAAGTTAGCAGAACAAAGAAAAGCAAAGCAAGAAAAGATTAAGCAAGAACAAGAAAAGAATAAACAAGACGATGCACAATTTATAAAAGGATTAAATGCAGAAGCTGAAAATCTTGCAGCAGATACAGAAGAAAAGAAAGAAGAAATAAGACATCTAGCAGATGTAAAAAGAATCAAACAAATAAAGGATACAAGCGAAAGAGCAAAGGCTTTAAAAGTTGAAGAAGATAATCATGATAAAAGATTAGCAGATGCTAGGGAAAAAGACCAGGAAGCGGCTTATCAAAATGAAGTAAAATTACAAAATCAAAAGGATGCTGGCTTTGAAGAAGATTTGCAAAAGCAATTAGCTCATTATGAAGCGTTATTAGCAATTCAACAAAAGTATGGTAAGAATACAGTTGAAACTACAATCCAAATTGATAAGACTAAAGAAGATATAAACAAAAAAGAATATGAGAAACAATTAGAATTATTAAATAATCAATACGCAGACCTTGACAATGATTTAGTAAAGAAACAAGAATATAATGAAAAACTTTTAGTACTTCAAAAAACTTTTGGTGAAAAAACTATTGAAACTGAAAGAGAAATTGAAAAAACAAAAAAACAAATTGAAGAAGAAGAAATAGCTCGTAAAAAATCAAACATAGAAGCCATTGGCTCAATTGCGCAAACGGCTGCAAATATTGGTAGCTTCATTGCAGATAGGTTGAAAGGTGATAATGTTAAGGATAAAGAACGACAAAAAACGGCAGTAAGAGTAGGAGCGGCTAGTTCGATTGCGGGCGTTATAGGACAAACAGCAGCAGCGAATGCTGGCTTTTTAGCAAACCCAGCATCGCTATCGACTTTAGGACTTGCAGCAGCCGCACCGATTGCAGCAAGTATCGCATCAAGTACGATTGCCATTGCTAATATTTTAAACCAAAAAAACAAAGCCATCGCTGAAATTGACAATGCAACGGATAACTCAAATTCAAGTGGTGGCAAAGCACCATCCAAATTCGCAACGGGTGGACTTGTAACTGGGATGGGTACTTCAACATCGGATAGTATCATGGCTAGATTGTCAAATGGTGAATCGGTTATCAATGCGAAATCTACTGCAATGTTTGGTAATTTATTATCTAATATCAATCAAGCGGGTGGCGGTGTTGCATTCGGAAATCAAAATAACGCAAATCCGATATTTAAAACATATGTCGTAGCAAGCGAGATGACCTCACAAATAGAAGCCAATTTAAAATTAAAACAAATAGCACGTTTATAATGAATAGAAAATTAATAGAATTAGTAATTAGCGAAGATGGTGGAGTGGATAAGATTTCACTCGTTGAGGAGCCAGCCATCGAAGTAGATTTCATGTACTTTAAAAAAGAAACTGAAAAGTATCGTTTCGATAATGATTTGCAAATTGTTATAGGGCCAGCTATGATCCCCGACTTGAAAATAATTCGAGTTGACGACAAAGGCAATTATTATGATGTAGTATTTAGCAAAGAAACTATTTTGAAGATTGCTAAAAAATTCATGAAGGAAGCTCGCACAAACGATGTGAATCAAGACCACGAAAACAAAAAGAAAACAGGAACGTATGTTTATGAATCTTGGATTGTTGAAGATGAGAACGATAAGGCAATTCAAAAATATGGTTACGATGTGCCAGTAGGAACGTGGATGGTATCAATGCAAGTAGAAGATAAAGAGACATGGCAAAGAGTTAAAAATGGAGAATTAAAAGGCTTTAGCGTTGAAGGTGTATTCGAGGAATATGAGAATGAGGAATTATTCAACAAGATAAAAGGCATCGTAGAATTTGACGAAGATAAGGCTTTGGAACTTGCGAAAACTTTAGGAATAAAAGCAAGTGATATGGAAGAATTTGACTTGGTAGAAGTAGACGAAAATTTCATACGACCGCAAGGATATAAAGAAGGATTGACAGTTTACAAATACGATGGGCCGCCAGCTGAAAGAATCTTTTGTAGAACAATGTTATCTTTAGAAACGTATTTCACGTTTGAGGAAATTAAAGCAATCGCACAAGCTCCCGTTAACCCTGGTTTCGGCCCACGAGGTACGGATATTTACGACATTTGGAAATACTCGGGCGGTGCTAACTGTAAACATTTTTGGCGTAAATATTACATCAACGCTAAAGAGAAAGTAATAAACAAAGGTAGAGCGCCAGGACTTGCTGGAACAGCTCCATATGACCAACCAAATCATGGTTTTTTACCCAAAAGCGAAAAATAGTTATTCACAAAAATTGTTAAAAACTTTAAAACCAATATATAAGAACATGTACAAGATTAAATTAAACCAAATTAGAGCACTACTAGGCGTAGAAGTGTCTTTAGAAAAATTAATTTTAGCGGATGGAACTGAATTATCTACTGAAAAATTAGAAGTAGGATTTCCAGTTTTTGACGCTGAAAATAATCCCGTAGGTGCGGGCGAACACAAATTAGTTGACGGCACAATCTTCATGACTGACGAACTTGGTGTTATTACCGAAGTTATCAGAATAGAAGAAGAAATGCCAGAAATAGAGGCACCAGTTGAAGTATCAATTGAAGCAGCTGAAGTTGAAGAAGTTGCAGTTGATCCAATGGTGTTAGTTTACGAAACTATTATGGAGTTAAGCAATGAGATTGCTAAATTAAAAGAAAAAGTATCTACATTCTCAAAAGCGCCAGCGGTTGCACCAATTAAAAAAACTGATAACGAAGTTATCGAAACAACATTTTCAAGATTAGAAAAATTAAAAGAAATTAAAAACCAATTAAAAAAATAAACTATGCCATTTAACGTAAATTCATTACCAGCATATACTGACCAATTAAGTACTGACCTAATTAGTGCAGCATTATTAAAATCATTTACTACTGAATTCGTAACAATCGAAGCAGGTAAAACAGCAGGAACTTCTGCAATCAATTTATTAAATTCAACAGTTGACATTAAAGATGCGACTTGTGGATTTGCAGCAGGTCAAATAGGTTCAAACGAAACAGTATTTTCTCAAATACCTTTAGTTGTAGGAAGCAAAATGTTAAAAGAGCAAATGTGTCCTGAAACATTGAGAACTAAATGGACATCTTCTCAATTAGGTGCAGCAGCAAATCAAGAGACAGTACCTTTCGCTGAATTAATCGCAAACGATAAAATAAAAAACATCGCTAAATATGTTGAAAACACAATTTGGCAAGGTGATGGAGCTACTTTAACAGGTTTGTTATATCAAACTGAAAATGCTCAAGGTTCAATCAATTCAGCGGGTGCATACACACAATGGACAACATCAACTGCGATTGCAGAGTTTTGGTTAAACGTAGGTTCATTAACTCCAGCTTTACAAACTGAAGATGATTTAATCATGTACACTTCATACGCTAACTATCAAGCGTTAGTAGGTGCATTGATTAATACAGGTGCATCAGTTATCGGTACTTTCGCACAAGTTTCAAATGCAAGTGGTGTTAATGCTCCAAGTTCATTCGTTTTCCCAGGTACAAACATCACAGTGTTTGCAGCACCTGGTATCAATGACGCAGCTCGTGTAATCTTAGCTCCTAAAAAATACATCTTCTTTGGAACTGGATTGTTAGACGAAATGGATACATTCAAATTCTACTATAACGAAGCGGATGATATCATGAATTTCAATGCTAAATTCAGATTAGGAACAGCGGTTTATGTTTCTCAAGTAGTATCAAATCTTTAATCATAAAAAAGGGAGCTAAAAACTCCCTTATTTTTCAACTTTAAAAAATATTAATAAACATGGCATGTAGCATATTAACCACAATGAATTTAGATTGTATGAGCGCTTTAGGTGGCGTAAATACTATCTATGTTTTCGCTGGTGACAATTTCGAAATCCAAACAGTAGTTTCAAATGAAGTTACTTTGGCTGGTGGTAGTGGAGATTTCTACCAATATAAATTCGCAAAAGATACTGCGAAATTAACAGAAACTGCAACGATTTCAAACGCAAACGGAACAGTTTTTTACACAACTGAATTAAGCGTTAACATCTCAAAAAGAGATATAAACAAAAGAAACGAATTTATGTTACTTGCAAAAAATCGTGAAATTCGTGTTATCGTTTTAGATAACATGGGTCAATACTGGTTGTTAGGTAATACTCGTGGAGCGGTTTTATCTACATTAGTAGGTGAAGGCGGACAAGCAATCGGAGATATGAACGGATACACATTTACGTTCCAATCAATGGAAGCGGATCCTATGCCAGGATTAAATGCATTAACAGCATCGGCAATTAATGGAATTGCACCTGGTTCAACAGCGGCAATAGGTGGTTTTGATTTCCATACAGCAGCTAACTAATATTAACCTTTAAAAAAATAGGGCGGTGCGGTCAATCGCATCGCCTTTTTTTATGTCATGATTAATCTAATAGAAGGAAAAAACGAGTTTATAATTTACGGCGACTTTACTCAAAACATGAATGACTATGTAATACATTTATTTAATGGCTTTGATAGGATTGAGCATATATGTAAATTAGAAAATAAAACAAGCAGTACAAGATTTGCAGAATTTACCATCTACATTAACGATGGTATTACAGCCGATTACCATTTGAACGGATTGCCATTTGGTAATTTTGATTATACTATAAATATCGAAGATGACATTTACAATCGTGGTCAAGCGTTTTTAGCTGGCGACACCGAAGTACAAAAAATTGAATATATATCTGATAATGAAAAAAGCGAAAGCGTTATTTATGTAAGCTAATGAAGACAATTATAGACACATTAAAAGAGCCCGTAAACGTACTAAATGCAACGACTTTCGGAGTAAGTTTAACAACTTTGCCGGAGGATTTAAAGGTAGTTTTCTACATAGTTTCAATTATTGCATCAATATTAGTTAGCGTGAAGTATATTTACGAAATTATTTCATTGCGAAAAAACGCAAAAAAAGATATTTAATAGTATATGAACAATTTTGCATTCAATTCAATTTCACAAATTCAAATAAATTTGCCTACGTTTTCCGAACGTGGTTCAAAAAAATGGATTAGCTACGGAGAAGATAATTTATATCCTCAATTTATAGCTAGTCTTTTTTTGCGTTCAGCCATCAATAGAACGGCAATTCAATCAAAAATAGACGCTACCATTGGAAATGGATTAAAGACCACAGATGAGGCTTTAAATTACGTTTTAGTGCGTGCGAATCCGATTGATAGTTGGAACGATGTGTTTGAGAAATGCGCACAAGATTATATTACTTTCGGTGGCTATGCTTTGAATATAATTTGGTCAAACGATGGTAAGACAATAAGCGAAATTTATCATCTTGATTTCACAAAAGTAAGAAGCGGTAAAATTGAGCCAGGTGATGACGCACCAAAAGAATATTTTTATTCTACGAATTGGGAGAACTCAAATAAATATAAGCCAACACAATATGCAACTTACAATCCTACTTTGTCAATTGAATGTCCTTCGCAAATTCTTTATGCGTTTGATTACGAACCTGGGAATATCTACTATCCTTTGCCGACATACGCTGGATCGATTAATGATATCCAAATTGATATTGAAGTTAGTAAATTTCACATCTCGAATCTTGCCAATAGTTTGAATCCATCTTTGTTTATTAGCTTAAACAATGGAATCCCAGCGCCCGAGGAACGTAAAGAAATTTATGACGAGTTAACAATGGCTTATCGTGGAACTGAAAATGCTGGAAAAGCATTCGTTGCATTTAGTCAAGATAAAGAACATGCGCCCGAGGTTACGCCAATAACAAGCACAAACGATAACTATTACACGACTTTAGAAACTCGAATTACAACAAGAATCTTAACAGGGCATAGAATTACAAGTCCGTTATTATTGGGACTTTACAATGGTGGCGCTGGCTTTAGCTCGAATGCAGATGAACTTGCGGTGGCCTATGGTCACTTTATAGGAACGTGTATTCGACCAATCCAAAAAAGCATGTTACGAGTATTCAACAACTTGATGCTGAATAGAGGTTACGAAACTGAATTACTTATCACTCCAACAACGATTATAGAACCAACAATAATAGCAGAATAATGGCAGTTACTAACGTACTTTTCGTATCAGAAACGAAACTAAAATCATATACTTCAATTCATCAATCGGTTAGTCCTGATGACTTGCAACCATTCATTTTACAGGCGCAAGATATCTACTTGCAAAATTATTTAGGTGCTACGTTTTATCAAGAGTTACAAACTCAAATAACGAATAACACATTAACGATTCCGAATAAAAAGATACTTGATGACTTTATCGGAGCGATGCTTTGTAATTATGCTTTATACCATGCACTCCCTTTTTTGAAATACAAAGTATTCAACAAAAGTATAATGAATAATGATAGCGAAAGTGGTCAATCTATTGATTTGGAAGCGTTGAAATTTTTACAAAACGAAGTGCGTAGTGTAGCAGAAAATTATACCAAAATGATGACTACTTTTTTGCGCAATAATTTAACCGATTATCCATCGTATAATAGTTTTGATTTCTTGGATGGTATTACTCCCGACAAAGGCACGCCGTATTTCAGTGGATTGCAAACCAATTCGAGCTTCAACACTAGAAACAGAATTAGAAGACGTGGTGATTGTAACGATTGCAACGAATATTAAAAAAATTAACTAAAAAACAAATATAAAACATGATTGACAATTCAAAATTCATTATCACAAATGAAGTAATCGTAGATAAATACGACTTAATAATCCAAGCGGATGTAACTGGAGTGCCAGCTATTTTGCAAATTCAAAAAGCGGGCTATGGTATTGTATTTATTGGACACTATGCTTCGTTAAAATTCTTTATTGATGGTGATAAATTGGTAATTTTAGACAACAACTTTTATGGAGAATTTTCAGCGAATAACGTTGACGGATTTAACACGGCTCAAGATTTATTAGTTTCTTTAAAATCTGGAATTAACTAATAAAATATAAACCATGACAAAAATAATATTACAAGCGGGCCAATTAATTGATGTTATTAACTACAATGAGAATCAATACTTTTCTTTAGTTGTTAGCGAAGATTTCC